AAACTACCAATCGCCAATGTACGGCACATACGCCGCGAAGGCATTCCTACAGCCATCTGTCGCACCAGTTACTTACATGCGCTTGCTTGGTCAACAGACTGCAACCGGTGGCTCTGCTGGCGGCGCCGCAGGTGCAGGTTGGGAAACATCTCAAGATCTCGGCACTAACCCCGCATTGGTTGGTGGCGCTTACGGTCTCTGGGTCTGTCAATCGGGAACGGTTGCGGATCTGACAGCAGCTAATAACGATCTTGTATTAGCAGCCATCTTCTATATGAACACGGGTTCGATATCTCTTAAGGGAACTCCTCTTAGCCTTGGGGGTGTGCCAACCATTGCACCGGATGCTGGACGCGGAAGTAGTATCACACAACAAGGTGTTTTGATAGGTACAGACTCAGACGGGCTGTTCAACATTGTTGTCACCGGAACCCTGAATGGTGAACAAGAATTCAAGTTTAACTTTAATGACGACGGCGCCAACTTTGTGCGCAGAAAGCTCAACACTAACCCTCAACTCCTCGCAGGAGGATTTTACCCAAGTGCCTCATTGCAGGACTTCTGGGTTGGAGAGACCTTTGAGCAAGAATTACGCGATCTCAATTTCACCACTGACACGAGCCTTCAAGGGGTTATCCTAGGCATTGGGCTCAGTGGCTCAACCGGAACTGGACCGCAAGACATGAAGCAGGCTTCACGCGAAGCTGTTGCTGGTTGGTTTATTGGTCAGGATCTAAGCGGAGACGCAGCTAACTACGCTCCGGCTGCCCAGCAGAAACTATTCCGCCTCAAGGGACGCGGCCACGGTGAGTGGTTGCAGAAGAACGTAAAGGTATCGATTGGCAAGGTTCGTCAATCAAGCTCTAGAGTTTCTGATTACGGAACATTCTCTGTTATTCTGAGAGACGTCCGCGATTCCGATAACAAGGTTACGGTAATCGAACGCTTTGATAACTGTACTTTGGATCCTACTTCTCCCGATTATATCGGTCGCAAGATTGGTACCAAATATACTTCTTGGGACTCAAACGAACGCCGTCTGAAGACTTATGGAGAATACGACAACAAATCTGACTTTGTTTATGTAGAGATTAACGAGGCTGTTGAACAAGGCAGCGCCAACTCATTATATCTTCCATTTGGATTCTTCGGGCCACCAAGCTTTAGAGGGGTCTCATCTGTGAGTTCCTCTGCTGCACATGGAATTGGTCAGCTCGGTGAAACTTCACCATTTCTCATTGGTTCCGGAGGCTTACCGGGCGCCGGCACAGTCAACCAGCAGTTCGGTGGTACCGTAAAAGGAGAGGCTCCTTTTATCTCAGTAGTTACATCATCCAACGCTCCTACTGGCGGATGGTGCCTAACCCCCGCAACCGCTTCCCTCAACTTCCCGAAAGACCGCATGCGTCTTTCAGCCAGTGCTGGTGGACTTTCCAACCCCACTGACGCATATTGGGGATGGTCAACCGTTAGAACTCCAAGTTCAAGCGCAGGTTCTACACGTTATGATAGAAGTGTTAACGACTGGCACAGGTTGCTTTATTCTTCCTTCCCAGCAGATCCAACGAATGGAACCGGCGGAGCTTTGGCTGCTGTCAACTCCACAACTGGTGTTGATAACTGGTCTTACGTTTTCTCACTGGATAACATTCTTACAACTGCCAATGGCGAATACTACTATATTTCAGGTTCACGCGCCGACGAAAGGGCTGTCAGCACTGGTTCCTATACCGCGCTGCTTGATGCCGGCATGAACCAGTTTACTGCTCCCTTCTGGGGCGGATTCGATGGCTGGGACATTACGAAGCCAGATCCTCTCTATAACAGAGGTATGACATCGGCAGCTACTGAAGATAACAGTTATGCATATCACACATATGCAAGAGCTATTGATACACTCGCAGATCCAGAGACATTGGACATGAACCTTGTGGCAGCACCGGGACTCACCAATAAGACTCTTACTGAACGCATGATTAACATGTGTGAGGCTCGTGGAGACGCGCTGGCACTGATTGACTTGCCAGATGTTTACTTCCCTGCTTCAGAGCAGTATTACGCTGACAAGAGCAGCAGAATCGGAACCACTCCGGTACAAGCTGCTAGCTCACTTAAAGACAGAAGAATTGACTCCTCTTATGGTGCAACCTTCTACCCGTGGGTTCAAACACGCGACCAAACTGGTCAAATGTTGTGGATTCCGCCAAGTGTCGCAATGATGGGAGTTCTTGCAAGTTCCGAGAAGAAATCCAAAGTCTGGTTTGCCCCAGCAGGATTTAATCGCGGTGGACTCTCTGAAGGCGCCGCCGGTATCCCAATCACGGGAGTTACCGAGAAGCTTACTTCGAAGAATAGAGATACTCTATATGAAGCCGGCATTAACCCTATTGCCTCGTTCCCATCTAGTGGAATCGTGGTATTTGGACAGAAAACCCTCCAAGAGCGCGCAAGCGCACTCGATAGGATCAACGTTAGAAGAATGGTGATTTACCTCAAGAAGCAAATCTCTATCCTTTCAACACAGGTCCTTTTCGAACAAAATGTCCAAGCAACATGGAACCGGTTCAAATCTCTGATTGAGCCGCTTCTTGCCAACACAAAAGTTGATTTTGGTATCACAGACTACAAGTTGATTCTTGATGAGTCTACCACGACGCCAGATCTAATCGATCAAAACGTCATGTATGCCAAGATTATGGTGAAACCCGCAAGAGCTATCGAATATATCGCAATCGACTTTGTGATCGCTTCGACAGGGGCTTCATTCGATGATTAGGAAAGATGGGGGGATAAAACCCCTCGCAACACTATATAATATAGATAACAGGAGTTCCAACTAATGCCATTCTGGTCAACAAATTTCGGTCAAGATACCGCCCTTCAAGATCCTAAAAGAAAATTTAGATTCACCGTGGAGTTCCAAGGAATTCAGGCACAGCAGGGGGGAGCAGCTCTCTGGTATGCAAAAACGGTTAGTAAGCCTTCTTTTACGGTAAATGCCGCAGAGCACAAATATCTCAACCATACTTTCTTCTATCCAGGCGCCGTCACATGGCAGGATGTTAGTTTGACACTGGTTGACCCAGTTGAGCCCGATATGGCAGCAACACTCTCAGACATTATTGTGCAATCAGGCTATAGTCCTCCGACTGACGCTAACGATCTTGGCACGATGTCTAAGGCAAAAGCTGCCGGCGCATTGGGACAGGTTATTATTACACAGATTGACTCCGACGGCAACCCGCTCGAAACATGGACACTGTGGAACTCGTTCGTAACTGAACTTAAGTACGGTGATCTTGCATATGGTGATGACGAACTTACTGAGATGTCAGTTACTCTGAAGTATGATTGGGCACGAGTCGAGACTGCAGGCGCATCAGCCGCAGTTGCTGGCGCCGGCGGCTCATCGTTCTTCGACGTATAAAAAGTTAAATAAAATAGAGGTGTATATTGTCTAGAAATAGAGGTCGCACGGGAGGGAGTACCCCCCAAGATACAGCGACACCCGCCCCAGTACTTCAAGGTGCTGGGATCGAAGGATTCTCCTTCGTGGTACCCACAGAGTTCGTAGAACTCCCATCAAAAGGACTTCTGTATCCAGAGGGGCATCCCCTCCATGATCAGGAAACCATTGAAATCAAGCAGTTGACAGCAAAAGAAGAAGATATGCTGACATCACGCACACTGCTTAAGAAAGGCGTGGCAATCGAGCGAGTTCTCGAAAGCCTCATTACCGATAAAAGCATTCACCCCGACCATCTGTTGGTAGGCGATAGAAATGCGATAATTATTGCAACCCGAGTTTCGGGCTATGGCAATGAATATACAACAGGGGTTACTTGCCCATCCTGCGAGACAAAGCAAGAATATACCTTTGATCTTAACGAAGCAGAAATATATGACGGCAGCGACGTCGATACTCTCGATACTCGTTACAACGAGGACGGGACATTCACAGTGACTCTCCCACGCCTCCAAATGGACGTTGTATTTAGGCTCCTGACCGGAGCAGATGAAAGAGAGATGACGGCGAAGCTCCAAAAGAAGGATAAGAGAAACTCTCATGAGAAGTTGGTAACACAGCAGTTGAGAAATCTCATCGTTTCCGTAAAAGGCGAAACTTCCCAGGAAATCATTGATTATGTCATCGAAAATATGCCTTCCACAGATTCTCAGCATTTGAGAATGGCATATAAACTAGCAGCCCCCAACATTGATCTTACGCAGCATTTCGAATGCAATGAATGCGATTTTGAGCAAGATATGGAGGTGCCGCTCACCGCGGACTTTTTTTGGCCTAACCGATGAGTATATGGAAGACGTCTATGAACAGTTCTTCTTCCTAAAATACTCCGGAGGCTGGTCGTTCGCCGAAGCATATAACTTGCCGCTAGGATTGCGCAAGTGGTTCGTTCAACGCCTCATCCGACAATTGGAGGCAGAGCAGCAAGCAATGGAAGAAGCTCAGGGCGGAGGTTCGTCTAGATCACAAACTCTAAATGCCCATAATCAGCCACCAGCACCCAAACATATCGGCAAATCCTAATAAAGATATAAGTGTCTTTTCATAAACGCCCGCTTTTTCCTCATATAACTAATTATTGCAGGTATATAATGTGCGGAGGGTTTAGGCATGCCGATGAGTGACGGCGAAAAAGCGATAATCAAAGCAATTGAGAAGTTAGCTGGCTCAAAGAGCGGGGCCTCAAGCACAGCGACTGTGGGGGAAGAAGAAGATCTCGGTCAAGCCCAGACCCGCTGGGCAGCCGAGCTGCAAGAAATCAAAGACGTTCAGAAGAGTTATGAAGACTTAGGAAAGTCCCAACAAGCGCGCTCTCTCCAACAAGCGGAAGCTGTTCGTCTAAAACAGAAAGAGTTCGACATTGCAAAGGAGACAATTCGCCTTGGAATCTCCCAAGGACCAGAAGACATTAAAAGACTTGAGAATGCTAAAAAAGAGCTTAAGAAAGCCGAAGAAAAGCTAAAAGTAATCAACAAAACCAATGTCGCATTCACTGAAGGGGTCGACGCGGCCCGCGACCTAGGCAAATCCCTTGGCAGCGCGCTCGGTCCATATGGCAGCCACCCCGTTTTCAACGTCGCCAATTTGGGGAAAGTAGCGAAAGCCTTCCGCGGCGGCGGCAACGCAGTTAGGGCATTCGGCTTCAATTTAGTTAAAGCCGGCATAGGCGCCTTCATCAACTCGATGATAAAACTCGTATTCATAATGAACGAGTCAGAGTCTGCGTTCAGAAAAGCCACAGGCGGAAACAAAAGCCTCGCAAGAGAGATGACAAACGGTTACGAAAGAACTCGTAAATATACAGTCTCTGTACAAGAGAACCAAGAAGCATGGACGAAGTTACATGGGACTTTCACTGATTTCACCATGGCCTCTGCAGCCACCCGTGCAGATTTGGCCGATAACGTCGCTATAATGAGCCGTCTTGGCGTTTCAGCCGACGTTAGCTCAAAAGCCATGCAAACCCTTACAATCTCCTTCGGAGACACTGCAGAGACAGCCAGCCGCTCGCTAAGAGAGTTGAGAGCCGCCGCTGTGGATCTGGGAGTTGCACCAGCGATGCTTATTGAGCAATTTGGATCGATGGGCAACAGATTAGCAAAAATGGGCTCTCAGGGTGTGGACGCATTTAAGGATCTTGCACGAATTTCTAAGATCACCGGCATGGAGCTTGGCAAGCTGATTGCTTTGACCGAAAAGTTCGACACATTCGAAGGCGCCGCAGAACGCGCCGGAATGCTTAACGCTGCTTTAGGCGGCAACTTCGTTAATGCCATGGATCTTATGATGGAGACCGATCCGGCAGCAAGATTCGAAATGATTCGAGACGCCATAAAAGACACAGGTCTGACA